ATTGGTCTTTCTTTAACTCTGAATCTTTTAATTGTTCTTCTTGTCTGGTTATATGCTGCAAGTGGCCTTTTATATCATCAATCGTATTTTTGTCGAGAACAGACAAGTTTACAAATGTACCATTTTTGTTTTCGTTTAGTGTTACGTCATGATTCACCAATATTTGCAAAATATCTATATGTTGTTCTTTTGTTAGGGTTTCGATTTTTTTTCCGATCGCGACAATATCTACACTTGTCATTATAGTGACAGTAAAAAACCATTTATATTGATTTTTGTATTGGGTGTTATTTTACAAGCGTGCTAATTACACAAATGTGCGGATCGTGCAATTCATACCTTGTTCCAATGACCTTTACGCGTATATTATCGTTTTCTGCAAGCTCATTATAGTCAGCGTCATTATAATGATGATCGCGTGCAATGAATATTTGTAATGGCTTACCTTTGCTGATTGGATCTACATATTCACAGTGTACACCTGCTTTGGTTACTGTTTGGACACTGCATGATATATACATATTTTCCACTGGATTGCATACATCACATTCAAATGCGCATGTAAATACTATCTGGTCTCCTACAACGTCTCCTGATGTATAGGTTACAATATTAATTGTTCCGCTGCGTATAAACCCTTCGGATACACACTTTTCGCTTATCATTGCATTAAGTTTATCTTCAAGATTTTGTTTCGTATTGCTCCCAACTTGATTTATATGGAGGCTTATTTTGCGCTCAAGCAGTGATCTATGGAATATATCTTGGTTGCGGTTTGACATGGTGTTATATATATCTGGTACATTTTTGAATCAAAATCAATTTTTGTCGTAGTATGGATTATCCGTGATTTTCATCCCGCAATATTCCTGGGGCGCTGATTTATAATCCACTGGATTGTGAATACCGGCTTCTTTGGCATTTTCCAAAAGGAATTGAAAGTTGTCCCAAAACTCCTTTTTATGTCCGATTGATATAGTCATAATATGGGCAAGCTCATGAATGGCGACAAACGTCAATGTATGTTCATCAATAAGCTGATCGTTATTGTCCTTTTTGCGGTTAAGACAAAATGCGATTTTTTCGCCTTTATTTTCGCTATATGCGGTCAGTTTACTCGTGGGTAGCGTTTCTTTAATGATCGTTTCCTTAAATCCTGTGACCAAGCGTTTTACGCATTCTTTGTCGCCATGTTGGTTCTTCATATACGCAGTAAGTTCTTTGCATTTTTCTGTAACTTTTGCAAGTAAATCGCTTGCTTCGCCTAATCGCTTTCTATCGCGTACGCAATATTTGTTACCGTCATGACTTGATACAATACACTTTAAATCAAAATCTATTTCGTTTTCAAAATACAGATATATGCATCCAATTAGTATGAATAAAAGAACTAAATACGTCAATGAGTCTTCCATCGTATAGTGTATCGCTATAAAAGATACGTTATACAATTACAAGTGTTCCAGTAAATTAATTAGAACCAAGTTCAAGAGGGATGCGGGTCACATCGGCCTCAATGGTGCTATTCATCCAGGGCCCGATGTCTTGCTTGCTGATCACGGGATCAGAACGAAGCTGTTGGTTGGCATTGCGCAGACTTTGTCCAATGGTACCAATGTGATGTCCGGCACTGAGAAGATCGGGACCCATGATACCGGCCTCCTTGTTCTCCATGCCCTCTTTCGTAGACGCGTCGTTCCATGACACATTTTTGTCTTTGGGGAGAAGATCGGCAGGAGCAGCAGTTTCTTTTGCTTCATACCCCGCGAATCCGTCCTCTTCCATTTCCATTTCTTCTTCCGCCATGGGATCTTCTTCCATGACTTCTTCCTCGTGATGCATACCTTCTGTCGTCTTGGCACTGCTGTAGGTAAAGATACCGTAGGCAAGAAGGGCGACAACAACCAGTAGTACAATTCTCTCAGTGGTAAAAAACTTTGAGAAGCCACTCATAAATGAACCGGGTACGCTTAGGATTTGACTCAGCATTATATATGATAATTACAAATTATTTCGGAGCTATGTAATCCAAATCGTCGTCGCTATCGGTTTCCGTATCTTCGAGCATGTATGTATTCTTAATATTATTTGCTTCTAAATAAGCGGTCATGGCTATTTCTTTTGCTTCTCGTGCCCGTCGTCTTGCGTCCTTGTACATTTTCTTATAAACACTTTCCCTTGACATAATTTCAAAAACATCTCCGGACGGTTCGATATTTATCTCCTCGGCATTTACTAAATTATAATTACTTGGTGTATCGACGGGGTCCATATTTGAATCATTATCTGGTTCCAATACATTTTCGGTGGTGGATAATATTTCTTCGGGGTACTGAATATCATCGTCAGTTACCGGTTCCTCGATGGTAGTGGGTTCCTCGATGGTAGTGGGTTCCTCGATGGTAGTGGGTTCTTCTTGTTTCTCTGGTACAGGTTCTGCTACCTCAATATCGTTATTATTTGTAGTTATTTCTTGTGTATCGGCTGATATAATGTTAATTTTTGAAGGCTCTGCAATATCCACTTCGATAGTTTCATGACTCTCCTCGCTGGTGACATCATCAAGTGTTTCTAAAACATCATTACTTTTATGTTTTATTAAACATTTTGTAAATATGTCTGTTTTTACAATTTTCAGCATTTGCTTAACCTCCATTATGATCTGGAAGCTTCGCGAAGAACATTTTATTCCTTTCACTTCAATAATACTTGCCATGCAATCGGACGGAGCAATGCTTTCTGGTGTAATTTGTGTTTCTTTTTCATCAAATACTTGTAATTGTGGTTTTCCTAAAATATTGTATATATCGCATCGGACAATGAAGTTTTTACCGGATTGATAAGTTTTCACAGGAGGTGTAAAGTAGTTTTCAATATCATTCATTTCTAATGATCCTTCGAACCACTTTGCGCGGTTTTCATAAATAGCCTTATGACAATGCATCTCTAAATCTTCAAGCCATTGTATAAACACACGATCATTATCATTAAATTTAAGATCAATAAGGCATCTACGGTTTGCCGCTACAATACCATTCTTACTTTCACACGGCGGGGCTTGAACATATAATGGTGTACCTTCTCCCATTAAAAATTTGATAAAGTATGTCCCTCCACTCTTGGCAACAGGGTTGCACATTGTAATTCCATCAAACTGAAAATCTTGCGTTGCTTCGGAGATTTTATCCATAATAACTTGCAGCGATATATTTCATTTATTGCGGAAACGCACTGTAAAATAGTTCTTATATTATTGTAAATGGCATTTGGGTCCTTAACAAAGTTTTTTCAAGATGAAAAGTCAAAAGAAATGATAAAGAATATATGCGTTCCTATAGGAACTGCTATATCTGAACAGTTTTATGTATATATTGTAATATTTTGCGTGTATAATGTGTTGTTGTTTTTGTTTGTTTTAGTGATAATGATGATGTTATTGAAAATAATGGCGAGCATTAAACAACTTGGTATAAAGAAAGAATTATACCTATTATAATATGGTACAGCCTCCAGCAATACAATTAATACACCGTCCTCCCCCAGACCCCATTCAAGAAGCGATACATGCACTTGAAGGGGTTAATAATAGCATTACAAATCACCAACATGAAGTAGACAGATTAAAGCGCGAACGAAAACGTCTAAGTGATTTCCTTTGCGAAACAATGCGAAGGAATGAATCAGACACACTGAATACAACATACGCGAGTGTTAGGAGACGAACCCGACGTGATTATGGGTCTCTTACATTCAAATATATAGAGCATTGTCTTAAGCAAGTCACTGACAAGAAGGAAATCATCGATCGTATTGTCAATGTCATACGCAATAATCGTTCAGTGAGAACAACGGAAGAAGCAATTGTTACACACCACCTTCATTAATCTTATGATAATAATTATTAGTGTAAACGAAATTAAATATTAATTTAACATTATTATGTATCGGTTTAATCAAATATTTGTAAAACCGGTTATGCCCCTTGGGAGGTGGCAAATAGTAGACGGTAAACGTACATACATGAGAGCACATCGAGCAAATGAAGATCATTGTGGAACTTGTGGTTGGACGCAAATGACTACCCTTTCTGAGAATAAACGACGTGAACAGAAATGCAATAACAGTACCGTTTCGAAAAAAGAATAGTTTATTTGTAAAATATAAAATATACGTAATATAAAATGAACACTGATAAACTCACGATTCCTCCTGTATTACAATTTAATACTCAGCAAAATACTCATTGTTATCCCAACGCACCTATTGGTGTGATAAATACCGCATTATTTGATGGATTCATTGAATCCGTTATGGATAATGATAAAGGACGTATATTAAATGCGCCTCAAACATCTAAACGCGTGACCCGAAAGGCGAAAATATAAATCAATATTGTAACGTATAACAACATTGATTTCTTAAGCAACAATCAACGAAACCGTGAACATTGATTGCAGCATGCATATTGTCTTTGATAAGTTAGTGGCGGGATATATATCTCCGTAACCAAGGAGACAGCCAGTAGAGATTGAAAAGTACGTTCGATCAAATAGTCGTTGCGAAATACCTGGGGCTATTTTTTCCGGGGTTAAATCTTGTTCCTCAACCGCCTTTTTTACATCCTCTGTTTTTTCTTTAATTGCTTGTTTCTTTTCTTGTTTCTTGATAACTTCTTCGGTAGGACTGAGTTCAGTCTTTCCTGTAAATGCGGATATAAATGATTCAAAACCATTAATTTCGGCGTTTTCCTCTACTTCTGGTTTTACTTCCTTGCTAATAATTTCCGCACGAATATCATCTTGTACTTTGTTGATACCAATGAAATGGTTATCATCCAGAAATAAGTACACGATTGCAAAAAACATGCAACTTACAAGTAGCGTAACTACCTTTGAGCTCATGGTTGGAAAGAGTTGCATAATATTTATACATTGTATCTATATTATGTTTAATGGTGCTCGGACCACTTGGAGTAATTGTGTGAGTTTACTTGGAGATACTGTTCTTTATTGTCCATCCAATACTTGACACGCTCGTCGATTTCTTTTTCTTCTTTTGTTTGTGCAATAACAGGTGCCTTGCCTTGGATGTCATTCGCGTCTGCAACTGGTTTTACACCATAGCAGTTAACGCCAAAGCGGATGTTTGGATTGGCCATGTATCCACCATTAACACCTGGTCTTCCGCATGCATGTTTGCGCTTTTCTGATTTTTGTAGTTCATCCCATGTACTCTTTTGTGTGGGGAAGAATGCCATTTGGTTTGCAGACCAACCATAATTGCACCATTCGGCACCTTTATTATATGCTTGTTCGATTTGGTCATACGATGCTAAATCCGCACCATATGCTTTACATATAGCTTGGGCCTCATCAAATGTGTATTTGTTGTTTGCAATGTTAAATACCTCTTTTTGTTCCAATTCTATTGGAACTTCCTCAGTCATGTCGAATTCGGGAACAGGTTCTTCTTCTTCTGGGAAGAGCCATGCATAAAAGTCGTCGAGCAAATTTACCTGGTTAAATGTAAAGTTAAAAAATTTGTTTATGCCAATAACAATTAGTAAAAGCCATGCTAAAGTTTCAATCATGAGAATCACAGATGATTTATAGCTTGACATTGGAATACGGAACAAAAAGGTCAGCAAATACATGGAAATAATAATGAATAATTGATAAAAGAATGACATATCGCTATTGATGTAATCTTTTAAGTATTTTGCTTGTTCTTTCACATACTGCATTTTTTCATAGTCCTCAAATGATACATAAAATGCAATAGTGGCGCCCAATATGCCAATCATAAACAATGCATCAATGGCGAGACTGAATTTTTTCTGGAAATTCATTTCGAAGTTATTGAAAAATCCGAGCGCAAAGTAAATGGTCGTGTAAACCACTAAAAATGTTAACAGCATAAAGAAGTTGCGTTCATTAAATGGAGAACTTGAAACCGTAATATATTCCGCTGGTGGTTCAATGGGCTCATTCGCATCAAGAATATCTCCATTTTCGTTAATCTTTATATCACTCTCAGTAGTATCAACAACAGGTTTGGATTCCTTGGCATTGTCTTTATTGTTAGCCGACGGTTCATTTTGATCAGTGGCCTTGGCATTGTCTTTATTGTTAGCCGATGGTTCATTTTGATCAGTGGCCTTGGCATTGTCTTTATTGTTAGCCGAGGGTTCATTTTGATCAGTGGCCTTGGTATTAACAGGCGCAGTTTCTTTTGTTGCAACCTCCTTAGTATTTGTACTCATCGAATATATACTACGACCTTATTTTTTTCGATAAAATAGACAATATGCATGTTCAGAACATATTGCTTTTGTATCGACATTCGTAATTATCGTATCATTATAGTGCCTCCATTCACTGTTTTTATGTTTTACATATGATGTATAGTGCCCTCCATAAGTGTTGCCATAATGATTACATACGCCAAAACAATCATACAATGCATTTCCTGCGTTTAACATGTATTTTGAAAAGTCCAAATTTTCCAATGGGAAATCAATTCTATGTTGCACTTTATGATTGCTTGTATTGAAACGGTTAAATGTGATTACAACGATTGGTGGGAGTTTCCATATTTTCGTGGCTTTAATAACGTCTTCGTGTTTATTGGTTTTATCATTAAACCATGCATTCTCGCCTTCCATTACACATGGTTCATAATAGCTGTCAATACATTTTTCTAAATTGGTGATGGGGGCGCTTCCACTAAATACGGGTACAGTGAGCATAAATGATGCTTCGGCTGTTTCTGATAAAGGTGTTTTAGAGTTCTTTGGTAAAATTTGTGTTACAGTTATGCCATAAAACAATGCATGTATTTCCGAATATTCTTTTTTATATAATTCACGGATGTAGTCGTAACACACCTTGTATTCTTGTTTTTCATTTTGTATGTTTATTGCTACTTTTCGCGCAAATGTTTCATGCAAGCAGTTTATGAAAAAATGTAGAAATTCAGATACGTCATTTTGTTCCCAGCCTGAAAAGTTGAGATTTTTTAAACGGTTTGCAATATTCTGCACATATTTCACAAATCGGTGTGGTTTTACAGTACCGTTTCCTGACCACATTGTATCTCGTAGGTTATTCCACTCGCGTGTCATATCATGTTCAGGAGTATCTTTTTTTGCTTCTCGTGTATCAAGTATATTATGTAATTCATAAATTTGGTTGATTACTTGAATGCAGCTGTTAATAAAGCATGTATTGCCATAGTTGTATAGTCCAACTCTCTTGATTTCGTTATAATTTTTCATTATTGTAATGGTATAAATATGTCTTTATACTCTAACGCAGACATGGATACAACCCCCAACTTACTGGATTTACTTGATCAAGCTATGTCAACACCTATGTATAGATCTACTACTGACAATGGTAACAGTAGACGATCATCAACTGCATTTACAAATCAACGGCAGCAACGACTTCCACCCGTATACGATGCAATATATGCACTTATGCGCGAGTACAACTCAAATATGAGGGCTTATCAGGATAACATCACGAGTTTAATACTTACCTTTATGGGAGATATTCGGGATGTTCGCAATCAACGTGGCCAGGCAACGCCACAACCATCAGTTGCAACTGAACGTCAACAATTTGTCCCTACAAATCCACCGCGACCAACAACTACTCCTATTACGCCAATTATAAGAAGATCGACTGTTCCATTTACTGGATTTGTGCCATCCTTTTTACAGTCACAGACACAGACACAGACACTCATAACACAAGAACAAATGGATGAATTTACAGAAAACATTATATATAACATACATGAACCACAATGTGTCAATAGTACGTGCCCAATTACTCTCGAAGACTTTCAAGAAGATGAGGAATTAATTATGTTAAGGAGATGTTCCCATGCATTTCGACCAATGGCAATACGTCAATGGTTTCGTACGGATACACGATGTCCATTATGTAGACAACATGTTTTACCTGAGAGTGAAATACAAACCCCGGACATAACTCAACTATTAAATGGTGTAAATATAACAAACATGACAAATAGCATTAATAATGCTATATCTGAGGCATTACAGCAAGGTATTCCAGCAAATGCGGGACATACAACGGTGAATAGTGTACCAGTATTGTCTATAGATATACCATGGCATATGAATACGCCAACCGATGTGTCCAACAACCAAACCGATGCGTCCAACAATTAGCGGGCAACTTCTTGTTATTGTTGAATAAAAAGAAGTATCATTATTTTCGAATGGGGGCAAAGAATGACATCACCGAATGATTTGTTTCAAGCGCGAAATCTCTTGCCTGTTTTGTTTCTATAACTTTTACGTACTTGTCGAACAGTAGCGTCTTCACCTTGGTAGAGCAGTATTTTTCGCGTTTTTTCATATATTGTTCAAGGTCGCCTCCGCACTCTCCGTCAAGCTCTCTCAAATACTTATGGTATGTTTTGATTGCTGCATGTTTATTCTGTAATTTCCATATATCTTCAACTGCCAAACTGAACAATTGTTGAAGAGGTTTCATTAACTGGTTTGTAATATAGTGTGCATAGTCAATATTCAGCTTATTTGATATTATGTATTCTGGCGTTTCAATGCGGTTTCCTGTAAGAGCCTTTCTATCCTTATTGGGAATGAAGACGTACTTGATTCTGTCGCCGGGTTTTGGCTTATTTCCTGGATCACGTTTGCCTATCCTGTCTGCGAGCACCTTATGACCGATTTGTTGCGGGTTTTTATAGTCACTACGTAAAGCCCGTGTAATCGCCAATTTGTCCATATGCACATTTCCATCTATTAATTGCTGAAGGGACGTATTTAAGAAGTCGATTGCCGAACTTACATTCTGTTGTTGCATCAGGATGTTGATAATCTCGCCATATGTGTCTTTGAGATAATCGCACGAATCGCGTCGTTTTAATGATAGACCCATATACTTCAGGTTTCCAACTTTTGGATCTTCCTCGTAAAGCATACCAACATATCGTTTCTTTGATAGAAGAATGAATGGCATGAGGGTCTTTTCATATTCCAAACACATTGGTGGTTTGAGAAACTGTGTACACAAATCCGCGGCATCCTGTGCAATCTCGATAGTAATCTCAAGCGCCCGCTGGCCACGTATGTCGTTTCCTTCCAAGTCCTTCAAATTAAATGTGAAGAATACGCTGTCTGTATCTCCGTATACGTACTCCGCAAGGGTCTTCACTGTAGTGCCATCTTCCAGTGTGTATTTACGATCACCATAAACTTCTTCAATCATACGTCGAGCATACATAATCATTTCTCTTCCAGTTGCGGTGGTTGACGCAGCTACGTCCTTCTCATAGAAGGTTGATGTTTGTGCACCGCATTGACCATATAATGAATTGGCCGTCACTTTGTACCCAAGTTGTCTCTTATCCAGAATATTTGCCATGAACGGATCCGTTTCTTGCTTGGCTTTCTTACGAGTATCTTTTCGCGCTTTTAATAGTTCGGTAAGGATCGCCGGCATAATAGACTTTTCGTTATTTGGCAGCTGTGCCCAACGACATGTCTTATAACCCACCTTTACCTTTTCTGCTCTGGATGTTTCCGACTTACGTCTCCATTCATATGTATCAAATGTTGTATCGATATATTCATGACCCGGTAAGTTGTCGTATATAAAATTTCCGTCTTCGTCTCGGTCACCTGTAATTGCACGTAAGTTACCTTCAAGATCGTATTCCTTTGTCCACACTTTGCTGTCATGTGAATAGTTTTGACTGATCATAGATGATGGATACAGTGAACTATAATCTACGCAGGCAACTGGGTTGTCCATGTACATGGAACACTTTGGTGGGAGTACAATTGCGCCTTCATAACCCCCGTCGTTGCGTTTTTTCTCGAGATCCGGCATCAATGTATTCTTTTCTCTGCATTTTTTCGCAACATAACTGGTAAGCTTAATTCCCTGGCCTCGGAATACAAGGAAGCTAATAGGGACCGTGCAAATATTCGACATCTCCACATAACCGGTTATCACATCAATCTTATTCATCAGGTGATGTACAAGGTTACAATCCTGAATACAGTATTTTGCAACAATTGCGCGGTCTGATGCATCTCCGTTTGATAACCGAAAGATGTCCTGAGGTGATACATCATCCTTGGCGATCCCCCATTTTAACTTCTTTTTTGTATCGAATGTATGGTGACCGTCAATAACAATTGCGGATTTTCCGTCACGTGTTACAATATCCTTTACTATGAATTTCTTTCCACCTGCGTAATAGTCCACTGTAAAACTCACCAATTCGACGTGAATATAATCATTAACATGAAGACCCGTAAGATTATTGCTGTATAGTTCACATACGTCCTCTCCTTTTTCGTTTGTTGTATTCACGTACTTTTTTACAGAATCGCTAATATATGATCCGGCGACGTCGTCGAGCTTGTAAGATGACAAGTTAAAATCACGACGAAAGTATGTATACATATCAATCTGTAAACGCCCTGGTATGTCATAATACTTCAAATCGTATTCACCGCTTGCGATTACCAGTTGCTTTGTTTCAATGCCGTCAAATATTACTTTTTCATCTCGGGTTTTCCCACACACGTCGCGTTCAAGCATTGCAAGCTCCTCATTGTGTGTCGCTGATCTTGAAAGGCGCAGGAACTCCTTTTCGCATCCGCATTCTTGTGCTCGCCTGAACATGAATTCATAATCAAAACCAAATATATTGTACCCCACAATGATGTCTGGATCTTCCTCGCATATGACTTCAGCCCAACGGCTTAACAAGGATCGCTCGTCGCTCATCGACTCGATCTCTGAACCAGGTACATCATCACACGATCCTAACACCAAGCAGTGATTGCGGTAAGACTCAGACTCGCCATACTTTAAGAATGTCGAACCAACAAATGTTACTTTATCGCCCTCCAGTTCGGGAAGAACACTGGTCAATGCTACGTCAAGTACCATGATTTTCTCGTCACGCGGTAATTTCTGATTCAGTAACGCGGAAATGATACGTTTTGTCTTTGTGCTTTTCTTTTTCTGCACTTTTTGTTCTTCGTCCTCTTCTTCATCGTCAAATTCCACATTTTTTATCACATACTCCTTTTTATCATCCCAATGTTTGTCTTTCAGCCTCTCAATGTCCGTGCTTATCATATAATCCATAAGTTTATCAATAGATGCCTTTGTTGGGGTTATCTTTGGGAATACACGATCTACGTCATCAAAACTTCCAAACCCAAATGCGGCATGTATAATCTTGCGCAAAAGTGCTTCTGCATTTCCCTCATTAACAAAGCTCTCCTGGCCACGGAATGTATCTACTACATTCATTGCCAACTTCTTGTATGATTTCAACGGGACTGGAAAATCGCCATGGCTACTGCTGGCTTCAATATCAAAACTACATATTTTAAATGGTGCCACTGACTCCTTTTGTGGTAATGGTATCAAGTTTCTACATTTGCAAACGAAGCTGTAGTCACAAAATGATGTGGGATCTTCGCATGGTTTGGAACGTACCTTTATCCACCCAGATGGCGTAATATCATTGATATGGAACAGACGCAACAATGCGGGGATATTGCTTTCGTATATAGGATATTTAACTGTATCGAAGTGGCGGCTGGTAGAACTGCTACGTGAATCAGCATTCCACAATTGCTTCACTCGTGTGAACCCCTTCATACTTTCGAATATGAGTTTCACAAAGCGATCGTTTTTACCTCCAGTAAATCCATACAACCGTTTCATATCAACAATTTCCGTTTTAAACGAATCTATATAATAATCCGCACCACCAAGCATAAGCTCGCTTTTCAATGATTTCGTAAACATAGCAAGTGACGCACTTGTAAAGTTATGATCGACTCGCACATAGAAGAATGGTTTGAAGTCAGTTACCTCAATGCTGCATGTCTTTCCTTCTTCGTTGATACCATACATGGTTACAGAGTAATAAGAATTATCTCGACCATATGTACCGGACGAGCCTTTACGATTCCCGTCACGAAAATCGAAAAGACGAAACTCGTATTTATGTATAATACGCCGTTTAGTACTCATATTTGTGTATAATACATACACAACTAACGTTTAATCAATTTTCACATGGAACTATATGCGTTTTTTCATAGTTCGCACTTTATTGCGGCGGGCGGATTTCCGCAAACCCTTCTTTTTGACAGAACGCGCCTTTTTAGCCTTTTTGTGTTTCTTCAGTTTTAGTTTTTTAGCACCACCCTTTTTATCAGCAGCAAAAAACCGTAACATATCATCAATTGATCGATCACCAATGTAGTAACTAAGGTTGTTATTATCAACCTTGAAAATTGTGGGAAACCCTCTTACAACCAGTGCATCACTATCGCGTTTCAAACGTTGGTTTATCATACTTACTTGTTCATCCAGAGTTGGTTCCGATGATTCGATCTCGATTATCTCATGTGTAGTATGAATATGCTTTTTAAGTTGACTCCATGCTGGTTTTAATGCATTACAATGACCGCACCAATCGGCGTATATTAAACCCGCGACCGTCATATATTATGTTAGTATATAATATATTCATGAATCTTATTAGTGCTATATTCATTATTGCTTTGATTTCTTTCATTCTTATGAGCTCTTGTTGTTTTTGCAAAAGTAATGTTGTTGAATCACTTGATACTACTTCTTGTCCCGATATTTTAGTTATGGAAAATGGTAAGATGGTGTTATATAATAGTGATTTACCTGGAACTCCTGTAAAAACATTTGAAACTATGGACGAGTACGTAGAACATGCAGATAAAAATACAGAGTGTCCCGTTCTATACTTGCAAGAAGAATCCACCAAACAAGGTACTGAAATAAACCGCAGAAAACCTACGCCGTTTGACTTATTACCTACAAATACGAATCTACCAAAAGCCCAGGCGGTTGCCCCTACTGCGGAATTATTGGACGCAACGCGTGACCGAGGACCATACAACAACACTGGATATGCCGGATTTGATGCACATGGACAGCATATTGGAGAGGTAACTAAAATAGACGCGATCCATAAATCTACTGGTCTACAAACGCTGAGTCGTAATCCCATGGATTCTAATTGGGGAGGTATTCCCTATACACAGGCGGCCGTCGACACTGGTGTATACAAAGATCGAGAAGTGGCTAAACCCAAATTCTTTCAACCTCGTGGAAAGTTTATAAAGGGTGTATTTACCGCACATGGTGGACCCGGTGATTATTACTAATTTCATTAAAAATATACATTTTAATGAACTACTATAATTTTTGGTATGGTCATTTATACAAATACAAAATACATCCTTTATATTTGTCTACACTGAGAAGTATATCTTTACATTGTCGATGATAGTTTTACTGACTTTTCTTCGTTTATCTCCTGCAGTAATCATTACTCCATCAATACATGTTGGATCATCTTGTACGGCTCGCACAAACGCCCCAAATGATGCATGACCCTCCATGAGAGCGGTTGCAATGTTATTACTCACCCCCGGAATTTGACATAGCATAATGGCTCCAATGTTATCGGATGTTATATTTTGCTTTTTCGACCGTTTTACGACATTTACATACTCGGTGGGCGTAGCTTGTTCTGTTTGAAAAAAATGCACGGAACGACCTTTTGCCAAGTCACGACCAATCTTTTCTGTGAAATGAATAATAAAATTTGCAGTTGACAATATTCCGTCTGTCCGAAATACACTGAACCCCTTGAAAAAGATAAGCGACGTTATTGTAGATAATACCAATTTTTGTTGTGATATGGGAAGTGCATTATAATTTCCTTCGATTAAGTACATTTTATGGTGTTGAGGTAATGAATCGGCATGGGTCAGTCTATGACACTGCTCTTCATAACGCCCGTCTTTAATAGAGCTTAATAGATCCGAAACGCTCTTTCGCTCAATGATAAATACGGGGTTATCGGTTTGAATCGTTATATCACCAATGTCGAGATTTTCGACACATAATTCAATAGCATCTTGGCATTCCAACGACCGATTTAATTCTGTAATGAGGTCAGACTCTCGATGATCAACTACAATCTTCATATCTTATTATATTTCCAAACCTACATATGTTTTATGCTAACAAATATAAACATAAATGCTAACAAATACCAATGAACACAGACGAAGACCTTATATTGATTACCCGCGAGGATGGTACCGAATATTACCGATACCATCCATATAATCCAGTAAATGTACAAATTACCGACAAGGACATTTTGGGAATTCTGAAGAGTTATGGTATTAACGTTCCTATTCGAAACTATGCACTTTATCGAAGGGCATTCATTCACCGTTCTTACACAAAGCGGCCGGATGAGGAAAATGCCGCAAATAATATTGTCCTGGACGAAAAACCCGACAACTGTCTCGCATTATCTACCAAATCAAATGAACGACTGGAGTTTCTTGGCGACGGCGTACTTGAGTGTGTAACAAAATTCTATTTATACAGGAGGTTCCCCAAGGAACAAGAGGGATTTATGACAGAAAAGAAAATAGCCCTCGTGAAAAACGAGTCCATAGGCCGCATCGCCTATGATATGGGTCTTCATAAATGGTTAATCATGTCGAACAATATGGAGATGAGACAAACCCGAACCAATCTCAAGAAATTGGGCTGTTTATTTGAAGCATTTTTGGGCGCATTATTCTTAGATACAAACCAGATTGAAATAAATGATGATAACTGGTATTCGTCGATGTTTGTAACTGGACCGGGATTTCAAGTGGCACAGAAGTTTGTGGAAAACATATTTGAAAGGCATATTGATTGGGGCAGTTTGGTCAATAATGATGATAACTATAAGAACCTTCTCCAGGTAAGGATTCAAAAAGAGTTCAAAGTTACACCGCACTATATGGAAGTCAACAGTTTTGATGTAGAACTTGGTTACCATATGGGAGTTTATCTTTGTTTAGGACAAGACATTTATGGTCTCAAACATATGCATGCTGATTCTGCATCTGCCTATAATTCTTTTCACGATATTCATGAAAAAATGGGGCAGTCGAAAAGGGTATTTGTGTGTCTGGGTGAAGGGAGACATCGTATTAAAAAGAAGGCAGAACAAATTGCTTGCAAGGCGGCAATTGACGTGTTAAACAAGTATACTTAACATAAAAATAAAATAATGTATGCATGTACTGTATACATGATTCCTGAAATATTAAAAACACGACCTGTTCCTAACAACCGGTCAATATTTAAAATACAATTACCCAATCAACCAGAATACACTGATATTCGAGGCGTTTCAATAGTTGATAAACGTGACGAAACAACGATTGATCGGGAGTCCATTCTTTTGCGACTTGGACGCAAGTATAAAAAAGCTGATTTGCAAGCAGAGGAACCCGTGGAGGAACCCGTGGAGGAACCCGTGGAGGAACCCGTGGAGGAACCCGTGGAGGAACCCGTGGAGGAACCCGTGGAGGAACAGCTTATTCGCATTCCCAAGGAAAAGACAAAGGCGGAAAAAGTGGCACTTGATGCCAATAATGAATTGTCCGAACCAATTGAGGATCTTGAAGTGAGAATGCCGATGTCAACAGAAAATCTTAGTATCAAAGCGTCATCGTACTATATGACTAACCGCAAAAAATACATTCGAGAGATCAACACTCTATTCAAAAGCTATATCAAAGATTTAGATTCTGATAAAGCCACTCTTAAGTGTGGTGCCGAACAGAGTGATACATTCAACTTATTAACCCATCAAAAAATTGTCCGAGACTATATCAACATTTATACACCTTACCGAGGTCTTCTTTTGTATCACGGGTTGGGATCAGGGAAAACGTGTTCCTCCATTGCAATTGCCGAAGGAATGAAGAGTGACAGACGTATATACATAATGACCCCTGCTTCTCTGAAAATGAACTTTTTCAACGAACTCAAACATTGCGGTGATGCTCTATACAAGAAAAATCAATACTGGGAGTTTGTCCCTGCGAAAGATGTAGATCGCATTAAAATCTTGTCAACTACCCTTCAACTTCCCAAGGCATATGTTAAGAAACACGGTGGAGCATGGCTCGTCGATGTTCGTAAGCCTGCGAATTTTTCATCTCTTGGTGCAGCCGAACAAAAACAGCTGGATGACCAATTAAACGAAATGATTCGAACAAAATACACCGACATTAACTATAATGGCATAACGCCCACCATAATGTCAAGAATTACCGGAAAAGGTACCCGAAATCCATTTGATAATAGTGTTGTTGTTATTGATGAGGCCCATAACTTTGTTAGCCGCATTGTCAACAAGTTGAAACGAAAGAGTTCGGATACTTACAAACTTTACAACTATCTCATGACTGCACAAAATGCTCGGTTGGTGTTTTTGTCAGGAACTCCTATTATTAATTATCCTAACGAAATTGCAGTCCTTTATAACATGCTTCGTGGAAGTATTGTCTCGTGGACTATACCAATTACAAACAAGAGTTCGGAGAAAATCAATAATGAACGCATTCTTGAAGTATTCGATAAAGAAGGTTTACGTACATATGATTATATAGACTACAGTGCTGATAAACTTACTATCACGCGTAATCCGTTTGGGTTTGTTAATCTTAAAAAGCCTGGGGTTCTTCGCGGCACTCAGAAGACAATTCGGGGAGGTAATATCAATGGCTCGGTGAGCCATGGCGACGCACGCGAGGATTCCGACGATGAATCAATTGAAGATACGCCTATTGAAGAGACACCTATTGAAGATAATAAAGTACATGAAAATGACTCGGACGTAAGTGAGGATTCTGACTCAGATGAAGAGCCCATTGAAAAGGAAATTAACGCATTAAAGCGTCAAATAGAAGAATTAAATCGCATAAAAGAAGAGGACGCCCGAAGAATTCAAGAAGATGCAATTGCTGAGCGAAAACTTGGTCAAGAGATTGGATCGTCGGAGCCAGGCATATTCGAACGAGCACAAAATTATATTAGATCGTTTGGTGGCGCGCGTACCCAGAAACAAAGGGTTGTTAACAACAAAACAAAGAAGGTCCGCACATCAGTACCCGCTTATTTTGAGAAATACAACGGGGTTAAGTTGGACGATCAAGGAAATATCAGTGATGATGCGTTTATTGGTACGGTTTTGGACATCCTTAATAAGCATGATCTTTCTGTTGACGAAAAGACAGTTGTGCGTAATTCATACACCGCCCTCCCTGATAATCTTGGTCAATTCAATGAGATGTTTGTGGATCCCGAAACAAAGAATATTATCAATGCAGACGTATTAAAGCGTCGAATTCTGGGTCTTACATCACATTTTCGCAGTGCACAGGAAGAATTAATGCCAATGGTTATCAAAACGCCCAATGGCGACGACATTTTTGTTGTTAAAACGCCGATGAGCGATCATCAATTTTCATATTACCAAAAGGTTCGTCAGACTGAGGCCGATCAAGAAAAGAATAGTGCAAAGAAGTCTGCACGAGTAGATGACGATGATGTATATAAATTTACTTCTACTTATCGCATTTTCTCTCGCGCCGCATGTAACTTTGTATTCCCGCCAGGAATGAAACGACCTGTTCCCAAAAAGGATAATGACGTTTCTGAAGATGACTTTGATGCTATGACGCTGAAGGAGCTTGAGAAACGTTCCGACTATAATGCGGAAGATGCAGGTACCAAAGAACAGGTCAAGAATAAAGCCGAGGCAACCAAAGAATACCAAAAGGATATTACCAAATCCCTTAAAGAATTGGCAAAGAAAACTCGCGGAACGTCAGTCCATCTTACAAGAGATAAGCTTATGATTTATAGTCCCAAGTTTGCAAGTGTTCTTGAAAATATCGAGTCTTCAGAAAATAAAGGGTTGCACTTGATATACACTCAATTCCGTACTATTGAAGGTGTTGGTATTATGAAGCTTGTGTTAGAGGCAAATGGGTACACTGAATTCAAAATCAAGAAGAGTGCTGGAGGTAAATGGTCGGTAGTTGAAACAGACAAGGATAAGGGAAAACCCAAATTTGCTCTTTATACAGGTACAGAAAGTGATGACGAAAAAGAAATCATACGTAATTTATACAATAGCAACTGGGATGCAATTCCACCTGAGCTTGCTGCATATGCTAAGGATATTCACAAAAACAATTTTATGGGTCAGGTAATTAAAGTATTTATGATTACATCATCGGGCGCTGAAGGTATTAGTCTCAAAAACACCCGATTTGTTCATATTCTGGAACCATACTGGCACATGGTGCGCGTTCGACAAGTTATTGGACGTGCCAGGAGAATTTGCAGTCATGAAGACTTACCCAAACCCCTTCGTACAGTAAAGGTGTTTATGTATCAAGCCGTACTCAGCAATGAACAAAAGACAAGCGATAAAAATATTGAGCTACGTATTCGCGATGTTAGTAAAATAGATCGTAATACGCCTGTTACAACAGATGAATCAATATATGAAACTGCTACTATTAAAGAGACTATCAATAACCAAATACTGGATGCTGTAAAATCAAGTGCATTCGATTGTACTCTTTATGCATCTCGACGAACGGGAGATGATGATCCAATAGCTTGTTACAGTTTCGGAAAAACTGAATCAAATGACTTTGGTACAGTTCCCGATATTGATATTGATAAAAATGAGCGAACTGAGTTGAATGTCAGAAATGTTACATGGTCGGCAACCGAGGTTACCTACAAAGGAAAGCTATACGCTCTTAATGATGAAACGGGCATTTTGTATGATATGGAAAGCTATAATAATGCTGTTCAGGGTCTTGGCGACATGATTGCAGTTGGTAACGTTGAATACAAAGACGATAAGCCGGTGATTAATATTGATTAATATCATATTTACATTTGTAAATATGATCCTTATGTTAATGATGGTAAAGGGGCAAGACACAACTTTATTTCACCAAGAATAGCAACATCGTATTTTACAATAAGTGGCAGATCATTACCAAGATACATTTCAAGGTGGCTACACAATGGCGTACATTTAATGAAATGACTTAGGCTTCGTAGTGCAAATTCTCCCTGAATAACAGTTGCGTTATCGGATTTTACCATAAATTCCATGCTACCATTGGATTCTGAGCGATAAATTGTACTATGAGCAAATGAGCCTTCGCATGAAAATATCAAGTCAGATCCGACCGACCGGATCTCAATTCGATCAGATATTCCATTCATGTCGCGAATGATTTTTTGAAAATCACCGGTAGGAAGCGTAATCACAGTTGAATATTCAACATCCGGTACATCACATTCTTCGCTCTCTGGTTCGATCAGTTTCAACTTCTGAGAATAACATTGCTTAATTGTACCATTATCGTACTGAAGACCCAGATGAGATACAATACCGTCGTTGTAATCTTCGCGATCAATGTAAATTGAGAGGGTATCATCGTTAGACATGGTAGATATTACCTTAAATAAATGAAGCGTATTTGCACACACAATAATTTTATTTGGAGTGCAAACATACTTTTCAAACTTGTTCGCGTAGAGTTTTACATTGACAAGAATTGTATGTGTTTTATCAAAGTTGATAATCTTAATGCCTTCTTCAGTATACGTCATAGTGGCATCGGTTAGAATATCTTTCAATGCAGTAATCATATTACGAATCGGTTGAATTTGGACAGTTTTTATAGTTAGTACATTATTATTTTCGTTCATGTAATAATTTATCACGTATGTATTTTTTATATCATGTTTGAACGAATAAGGTTATTCGTTATATTGTAACATCTTTACTTACACATGCAAATGCTTCGCCATCGTATTTTCCCGGGCACACATGGCGAATATGCGCATATAACACATCTATGTTTCGTTGGCTACGTTGTTTGCTATGAGATTTGCATAACACAGCGCCGTATTTTACTATCTTTCTCAACATTTTCTTATTTTTAATGCGATAGCCCGTAAGTCTACATATAACATGACAAGATGGGTAATGCTTCAAATGAAACCATAAGTCGTCCGGGGATGATAATTTTATGAGTTTTGTATTTTCTGCAGCGGTCCTACCTATGTAATAGGTGATCTGAGTATCATGAACATTAAAAATAGCGGTTTTAAGTTGATCCCTGGTATGAATACTTTGTTCGTCCAAGTAAACAATATCTGCCGCTTCTTCATGTAAAGTCACTTCACGAACGTAGTTTGACATTTTGTTATCATTAATGACGTGTTTATATATTGGTTTGTCATATACTGTGAAAAAACAGCATATGAATCATTTAATTGGTGGGCTGATGCTCTTTGAATAAACAGTCAGTCGCATTCAAATTAGGAATTGTGTTAAATATTTTGGGATCTTTATAATCATTTGAATCCATCCAAACCTTTACGATACAAAAGTTCTTTTTCGGAGAGATCGTAATACCATTAATATGGCTCTGTATTGGTTCTGTAGTATATTGTTCACAGCATACTTCAGTAAATAATTGTCGCCAAGTATTTACTACACATTTATTTGATACCTTATATGAGAAGCAGCCGCCATTTCGATTTCGATCGTCTTCCCATCTTGGCGTAATGTTGTTTCTCATGACAAATAACATGCAGTTTTTAATGACCCCAGGGTTTATTTCCTGATTTAATGCGGTGATATGTTCTTTCCATTCAAGACCTAACATAATTGGTTTATAACTATCTATATTCCAATTAGCATCACCAGGAGAGTGATAATATATGTCCCATTTATCTTTCAGAACCGTAGGGTTGTTCATATGTGTACATATAGAAATTATATATCATGTTCGTTATCAATTTTTTGCTCTACAATCAATGGTAATTGGGCACCTTCATCAATATTGACAACCTCAATGGGTTCAGGCTCGGGTTCGGGTTCAGGCTCGGGTTCGGGTTCAGGCTCGGGTTCGGGTTCGGGTTCAGGCACGGGTTCGGGTTCAGGCTCGGGTTCGGGTTCAGGCTCGGGTTCGGGTTCAGGCTCGGGTTCGGGTTCAGGCACGGGTTCAGGCACGGGTTCGGGTTCAGGCTCGGATAATTCTTCATCAGGATCGACTGTTTTTGAAATAAATCTTTCCTCTTTGGGAGTCACTTTTATTTCAAACTTTCGAAATAATAGATTTATATATTGTGTTGAATCAAGTGTGATGGTTGACATACAATCATCCATAATGGTAATGGTATAAGACAAATCAAACACATAAGGTTCGCTTTGATATTCCAACAGTCGTTTAACAAATCCTACGCTAAATATATCGTTTCCTTCTCGCATGTATCGGTTATCAATATCAAAAATGATTGGCTCCTCCATTAATGAATGGCTATATTCAGCTGTCAATAATCTTACACGAGATCTCCTTCCAGTGTATTCATTATTTGAATTAGGATATAATTGACGGCAAACAAAAAAATTATCAGCGGGGTGTTTTACCATGAAAAACATATCAATAATAGGCCCCTCAACTGAGTTTTCAAAAATACCCACGTTTATCGCCTTATCCATGTAGTGTTCCGTTATCGACATGTCATTATTATCATTTATGGTTGAATATTTCTCAAGAATATATGCATTGCAGTTGCTCCTGGGTAAAGTTTCTTTGTAACACGTAACAACATTGAACCAGCCAAGTCGATCGGATGGAGCATATTTTTGATTTGTCGTTAGCCGTTTAATGTCAATCCATATATCTTCGGTCATATCACCGAGAAGTCGGACAATGGGTACATTATTGTACAATGTGGTATATGCTGCAATAATATACGTGTATATAAAGCTAATAACAACGACTAACTTCATAAAAAAAGGGCTATTTGCCATGCTTCTTAACAATGGTTCTAATCGACCGATGGATAGTATTGATTTTCCCATTTGTATGATACGATAATTGTGAATGTTTTTTTATATCTATATATTCCATGACTAAGAATTATAAATCAGGACTATTCATATTCCGGCGAGACTTGCGCATTGAGGATAATGTCGCACTTAATGAGTGCTATAAACAATGTGAAAAAATTCATGTATGTTTTGTATTTACCCCTGAACAAATAAGCGATAAAAATATATATCGATCTACAAATGCAATACAATTTATGATAGAAAGTATACTCGATGTTGAAGAACGTATCAAGCGTGGTGGTGGTGCACTGATATGTTTGAAAGGGGCGAATCCGGAAGTAATTTCGTCTGTTATTGCCGAGTTAAAAGTGGACGCTGTATTTTTTAATGCTGATTATACGCCCTATGCAAAGGAACGCGACGCAAATATAAGAAAAATTTGTCAAAATGCCAATGTAACATGCAGTGAATTTCACGATTATTATTTACATGTTCCAGGATCAGTCCTTACTGGCTCGGGTACACCCTATAAGAAGTATACTCCTTTTTATAATATGGTTCTCCACATACCTGTTGATAAACCCGTATTTAAGCGGATTGATAATATATCTAATCGATTGTTCGGAAGTAAATACAGAGTCACCCCTAAAGACATTCAGAGAACCCTTCCATATAATCATAACATAATGGTAAAGGCCGGGAGAAGCACTGCACTGTCCCGCATTGAACAATCATTAAAGAACCAAGGTGAATACGATACCAGACGTGACTATTTTACATATGACACGACGCATCTGTCTGCTTATATAAAGTTTGGCAATGTTTCAATAAGAGAAGTATTTCATCGTTTTAAAGCAGCCTACGGAATTGACCACGGTGTTATTCGTGAGCTCATTTGGAGAGAGTTTTTTGCACATGTACTTAATGGGTACCCCGAAGTACTTGGTCAGGCATATACGACTCGTTATCGAAAAATAAAATGGCGCCGTTCTCAGAATGATTTCGAACGTTGGTGTAATGGTAAGACAGGGATTCCTATTGTTGATGCTGGTATGCGCCAGATGAATAAGACCGGTTACATGCACAACCGCGCCAGGATGATGTGTGCCACATTTCTCGTAAAAACACTTCTTCTTGATTGGCGTCTTGGGGAAAGGTATTACGCACAAAAACTTACAGATTATGACGTTGCCTCAAATAATGGGAATTGGCAGGCAATTAGCGGAACGGGTGTTGATATGAAACCTTATTATCGCACAATGAGTCCATGGGTACAAAGTCGCAAATATGATCCTACGTGCGAATACATAAAACAATGGGTACCTGAACTTAATGATGTACCTAATTCGGATATTCATACATGGTATGATGCATGGAAGAATCATAAAGGGGTTTACATAAAGCCAATTGCTGATGTTACAGCGCGTAACGAGGAGATGCTTAAAATGTATAAATCCGTTTAATCTATGATATATGTCATTACAATGACACATCTCAACTTAAATATCAAGCGCAATGCTGCGATCAGACTTTTGCTTTCGCTTTTGTGTCCGTGTGGGCGCTTTGCCTTCCCCCATGTCTGCAACTGATGCGGCGCTTACTACAGAATCCCCTTTTTGCTTGATGTCAACCTTTTTCGTTTTAAGACCAGATAGCAAGTCATCAATGTCCGTCTTGGGGCCACGCATTTCGCGTCTTACTGGTGCAGGGGCATCCACTTTGCCTACACCATCGAGTTCAATTCCTGATTCCGCATGACTAATATCAGGGCGTGTCTGTGGTCGAGTTGAACGCTGGGTCTTCGTTTCAATGGGCGCAGGTGGTGGGGGTCCACGAGGCCTGTCTCCCATAAGATCATTGGCCATTGCGAATTCAGGCGAACTGTTACTCATTGTATTTATAGTTGCATCTTGGAATGCCTTCATAAGATCAGGGTTTTGTCTCATTACATCGCCAAAACCCGGGACGGCCGACCCAAGAGCCTTGTTTGTAAATCCAACAACCGCCGCACTGAATCCGAGGCGCATAATGATTGACACTACCGGATTCATCTTTGTATTTTTGTACTTTTCGTAAATTTCAGCAAATAAATCCTCATAACTGTCGATGTCTTCATTTACTTGGTCCCCCCAGCCTTCCAAATTTACGCCAAATGGGTTAAGTGTATTATTCGCATATTCCATTGAGTTAACTGCGGTCATTAGCCACCACCCCTGCAGCTTGACACTATCTTTTCGTCGTTTGTCTTCAAGAGCGGTTTCATATTCGTCTTCAATTTCCTCAAAGCTTGATTCCAACGACACTTGAGATTCCTTAATGAGTCCCTTCTCGCGCCATTCATCCAGCTTTTTCAGCATTGTTCGCTTTTTCCTTCGGGCCTCACGTTCGTTCATTCTTGGAACAATCGGTTGGTTCATGGTTGGAGGTACAAAACCAGTGGGCTGACTAAAAAAGTTAGCAGTTGCACTTCCAAGGCGTGAATCGGTAGGTTCGATATCATGTACATCGTTTGATTCTAAATTAAATTCCTTGTCGTCAATAGGTTCTATTGTTGGATAGGTTTCATTAATGCCAGTGGGTGCAGGTGCGTCAATGGTAAGGTCATTCAATTCGTTTTCTAATGCGTTTAAATCTCCTACATCTACATTCGCGGATTTTGCAGCAGGTTTATCATTCATCAATAGTTCAATTCCAGTACCGCTAAAACCCGACGATCCCAAGTCATCAATACCAATTTCTACAGTTTCCATATGTCATAAATAGAGTATTTGTTTCTAAATTCTACACGCGCAATAATAATTGCTCAATGTACCATACTCCTTGTAAAAATGCATCCGCTAAATCATCTTTTTTTGGTGTGTCTAATACCTTCTCCCACTCATGAAACCCCTTTTCTACGAGAACTTGTCTGCAAAATTTTACACCATCCTTCTTATTAGCACGATATCCTTTTCCTTCATCGCGTGCAAAATGTTTCAATTTATTTTGCGAACTGATGAATTTTACATCAACTGTATCTTGTCGCATGATATAGAATTGCGCCAACATTCCCTGAATGGTTTTCATTCGGTTTGCTATAGGCGAAATCTGGTTTTCAATGAGAACCAAATCAACTTCTGTTGAAAAGTGAGTATTACCAGCCGCTTTTAATCTTTTACCAATATCAACTAAGTCAAAATCTTGGCATTTGCGGGTCTCCTTCTTGTGTGGAATAAGTCGATGCTTCAAATAATATTCTGTTAAAAATATCACCTTTTCTGATTTGGTCCTTAATGAAGGTGATGGTATGCACTGAGAACAAAGACGATCAACCTCGCTCACCGAAAGTTTTTGTATTGCCGTCTTTTTCATTGTTTTTTCATATTTGGGTATACCACTTTTTTCTGCATGTTTTTTACAATATGCTTTATCTTTACAGGTAAATGCTGCATTATTTGTGCATGTATTACCATTTTTTAATATTTCATTACACTTTAAGTGTTCTATTTTACTGTCAATGAGGTCAACTACACACCACTCCTTTATTGTATATGCATCACTTACATCAAATAAGCAGTAAGCCATATTTTTGATTCCTACGTCAAAGCTGGCTATGTACATCTGTATATTATTGATACCTTATTTGAACTGGCTAAACGCTTTGTATAAACTGAGCATATACAAAGCATAAAATTTAAAAGTTATTCAATGCATGTGGTGGTTGGCTAACATTTGTTGATCTAAGAGTATCAATGTAGTTAGTTTTTAGATCACTTTGATTATGTTGGGTTTCATTGTATAAATCGGTATATATGATTTTATCTTTCGTTTCATCGTGGGTTTGCGGCATCTGTTCCAATGGTCGAGACTGCAATTCACGTCTATATTGCCATCCACTTTTAAAAGAATTATTCTTTGGAATAATTCCCGGGCACACTGTTTGTTTCGTTGCGGGATGATATACTTGATTAATTGATCCGTACTCCATATACATTGACTAAACATTTTACTCGGTGACAACTTACATTACAGATTTGCGCGTATAACATCAAGTAGTTCTGCGCGTCGCATTTTATATGCATATGACGCCAATTTTCTACTTGAAACCAATTCCTTTAATTCTGATACCGTCATTTTTTCATAATCGGTTGGTATGGAAACCTTTATTTTGGGTTCTGATTCTTGTGAAGGCTCTTCTTCTGGCTCATCGATAATTTCAACTACTTCTTCTGGCTCATCGATAATTTCAATTATATCCTGTTTCGGCGCCGGGGACATTACGGGCTCCTCTGTCACGGTTTCTTCGTTATCAGGCTCTTCATCAACTGTTTCATCATCATCAGTTTCATCTTCGTCGGTTTCATCTTCGTCGACAGACTCTTCAATAGACTCATCGTTTTCCATACTTTCTTCATGGTCTACATACGAATCAGGAAAAACTATTTCCATTGCTTGGTTATTTTCTTGAGATTCTTCTTCTGATTCTTCTTGAGATTCTTCTTCTGATTCTTCTTCTGATTCTTCTTGTTCGGGCACCTGTAACTCAAATTGCTGCGGTTGTTGTCTATATTCATGAGGTGTTATTGCAGATCCGCCATGATGGTTTAAATCCATTTCTTGGATATTAAGTTTAGTAACAATGTTATTTACAATCTCGAGGAGCGTTGATACTCGCTTTTCAAGAGAATTCATACGTTGTCGAAAATGATATAACATCATTGCAACGAGTACTACAGACGTAAGGACACTTCCAATAAAAAATGTATTCAAAAAATTCATAATTGATACCATTATGGTTAATGACGTGTTCCTCTTTTTATTTATTTTCCATCACAAATATATAATGGATATTCGAAGTATTCTTTTCAAGGATCCAAAAAATACGTTGATTGTATCTCTTGTTATTGCCATTGTGTTGATGATGCTCGGGTTTAATGTGTTCTTTTTTATTGGAAACTTTCTCCAAATTTTGGTGAATGCAGTTGGACCTATATTTTTCAATATTATCGGAACTCTTGGGTTCATAATTGGTACCATTGTTACCCAAGTGGCCGGTCTTATTGGGAATGTCGGAAGACTTACTGTAAATGTTGCTGAAAACACCACGGCGACCGTAGGTAATGCAATTCAATCTGTATCAACGAGCACAGTTACCGAAAATATGGAAAACGAAACAGAACCGGTTGATGCATCGAGTCCTATTGTGCGTTCCACAACCCAATACTGCCTCGTCGGAGAATTTAACGGGGGCCGTGGTTGTGCAAAAGTTAATGATGGGGCAATGTGTACCTCCGGGCAGCTATTTCCAAAACGTGAAACTTGTCTTAATGCAGCATTAACGCCCAATATTCCTCTTAAACGTCAACTATAAATAATCATTACGTGTTTAATAACGTCATGATTCAACTATGATTGGTATTTTATTGCTCGTTGTCCTCCCATGTAACCATTTGTATTGTTGTAAAAACTAAGACCAGATACATCAAAATTACCACATATATCCATTTGCACACTATTATATATAAATCTATACGTGCCGTTTTCTGATAGATCAGATACCACCACTGTGTCGCTCACTTGATAGGTAGGTGCGTTGTATAAACTGAATGTTCCATTGTATGTCTGTACGCCAACATCGTTGTTATTAATCCATTCTACCTTATCCGCGCACCAATCATTAAGGACTGTCATGGGGTAATCTGTTGGAATGTTTACCAAGTAATACGTGCCGTCTGTTACCTGGTATGTTAACCCTGGTGTATAACTGGCATCGTCGACATAATATATGTCGTTTTGAAGAGTTGTGTTTCTCAGTTCATAAATAGGAGAACCATTATAATTATATTTGCTTACAAATACCCGGTCTGTTAATGTGCGGACTGCAGGAGGTGTCGTTGTTGGCGTTGGTGCCGGCGTTGGTGTTGTATTCGTAAGTGCATCAGTTTTATATTGAAATACCGTTTTTAAATCTGAACCATCTTGTGCGGTGGATTGTATGGATACTGGGGTAGTTGCACTTAATGGGCTTGTAAGGAATGTTATATTTTGATTTTCAAATTTTCCTGTGGTGTGTGCAATCAAACCAAAATCTAATGAAGTAGAAGTACTCGTTATTGTGATAGGAGGAAAACCGGTATTAAATGATGGTTGAAGTGTAATATCATAAACATAGTCGGTTTGTGTATTGAATGAGATGTCTGGAATGTTTAAATTTCCAATGGGAAATTCCGCTTTGAATGCCAATCCATTGGACACATCAATATTAAAAGAAATATCACTTATTTCAGGTAAACTAACGGTGCCATTTTTAATAATGTGGTTATTGAACATCAAACTATAATCTATCGAAGTAAATACTGCATTAATATTTGTTAATTGAATGTCTGATGTCCCTATTCCATAGATGTAAAATGAAGTGGGGATAGATATATTACAAGTAGTATTAGGCGTTTTCGCTTTGATTGGATAAATAGTTATTGCATTTGTATAGACAGTGTATGACATGGAAGTATCATATTCCGATTGTGCATAGATATTGAAATCAATGAGTGGTTGATCCTGTCCATAAGTACGGTCCAATTTATAATTGTATAATGGTACACTTGGGTCAAGAAATAGATCTACATTACCAGGTACATCAGATGCACTGGCGGGAGTTGATACAATAGTCACAGGACACACATCAATTGGTTCGTTATAAGCAAAACGTTCAAATGCATCCTCTTTTTTGTTATAACTGACTGCATTTTTTCTTGGGGGTGCAGCATCAGTATTGATAATAGATGAAAACAACCCTTTTTTTGTTTTTGGGGTTGCTTTGCTGGATGTTTTATCGTATTTTAAAATTTCTGCTTTTCTTCGCATGTCCAATTGAAATGTGCTGAATGAATCATCTGGACAAACCAACTCAATACGATTGTGTGGTACATACAACCCCTGCTTTTTAGTTCTTTGTGCACATACATCTTCAATTGATAGTGTAGATGTCGTAAATAATGACATATAGTGTATATTGTAACACTATATATTACAAGTATTCTAATACCGAATTACTACTCTTGTGACGCATACCACGAGCGAGCTAAATAGTTATAATTAGTATTTGACTGAGTGGCAGCAACTGTAGCAGATTTGAGATTGGGGCCTCCGCGAACGATACGGTTGATCTCAAATACATCCAATGCACGGTTGTAATATCGTAGATTAGAGATGCGGCCCGGGAACCCACCCTTTTGATTAACATTCACATCATAATAATTTTGACTCGGAGGACTTTCCTGATTTAAACGGGCGGAGATAGTTCCATTCACATAAACATCCAGAATGTTTCCTTGCAGTCGAATAGCTAAATGGAACCAGTTTCTTAGCGGCACGTTTTTAACAGATAAATACTGCGTAGGACTTTTGGGGTCTGCCGTTTCCATAACAAATACTAAATTGTTTCTATTTCCGCCATCCAAATATAGACCCGGGCCGTTACCGCCATTCGAAACAGCTGTACGGTTTCTCATGTATTTATTTACACCCTTGTTAAATATATGGCGACGCGTGCCTCCTGGCTCGGTTGAGTCCAAAAACAACCAGGTCGACCAAGTAAACTCAATTCCACTCTTTTCGTTATTTGATCGAAGAATTGGCACAGAACCAGAATCGGCGGGATCCTGAGAAACAACATAAGGCTGATTACCTGCCATCATTCCATTGATGATATAAGGAGACTTTGATGGTGAGTTATACCATGCGATTAGTGCAATCCCCATGCGAAACAATATAACAAATGCAATCATAACTCCAATAATAAACGCGGTTTTGGCAAGTAACGATATTCCACTAAGTGCTTTCGTGGTAGCCGGAACAATACTACGAGCTGTTTCGGTTGTAGTGTCGTAAAAGCTTTTTGCGGCATTTACACCCATATCAACCGTTCCTCTTGCACGATTATAATACCCTTCAGTAGACATAATATAATATACAGATAGGTTTTGTTGTGCATGAATCAATGTTTATATAAATATTTACATTGATGCTAAATTAGAATAATGACACCTTAACTTGTTCCACGTTATCACGTAATAGCGATACATCCATACCATAGTTGGCAAACATAGGCTCTTGGCCACTTCCGCGCATGTATTCAGTATACACTTGTTCCGGGTTCAATGGATGAGGCCATTGTTTTATACGAGCAGCGGAACCATTGTAACTGCTTACAATAAGGCCGGTTGTCGAAGAGGGTGGGTTGGACACCACTCTTCCACGTCCGGTGTATATTCTAAATGAACGGGCGAGTTTTCCATCAATATACACGTCACATACGTCATTATCAACGCTAACAACCACATACGTCCATTTCTGGATCGGGAACTTATCGGTAATCACAGTATTATAACGTCCGCTGGACATCGGGAAGTTAACGCGAAGAGTGGTACTGTAGCGGTCAATTTCCACATAAAACCCCCCGCGAGTCAATAAACGCATAGGCGTAGTACTCCAGCTATTGAGATAAGTCCAGAAACCATAAGCATATCTTCGTGAAGATGGCTCTGAAAGGTCAGAGCCCGCAATGGTATGTGAACTATCGTTCATCTTTCTAAACTTGAGTAGGTTAGTACCCTTGTCGCTAAAGTATGAATAAATTACATATGCCAGTATGGCAATTACAATACCCAAACTAATTAGGAGATAGTTCATTATACATTACAATTACACTTTTTTGTAATGTATGAGTTACATAAACGGTTTTGACAGTATGCTGTTGAAGTTATACTCACGAGCAATTGCAGAACGAGATAAAGGTGCGTTAAAATATTTGATTCCTCCCACGGCTCCATTCATTGACTTATCTCCCACATAAATTACATCTTTTGGAGAATATTTGTATGGCGTATTTTTCTCTGTAGCCCAATCGCGTGTATCTTTGAGTTTGCCGTTGATAAATATATCTACGGTGTTGTATGACTTGCTTATCACAAAATGATTCCATTTTTGAAGACTAATATTCGTTTTTCCAGTCTCCGCAACTCCATCCTTAAAGATAAGTATGCCATTATGATAGGTGATTTCTACCTCGCCGTACTTGATAATTGACCCGCCTCCTTTGGGCGTTGTTGATGAATTTATATAAACCCAGCCAGCAATTGCATATTCGTCTGGATTGTTATCATATTCTCGAATTTCATCGTACGATTTAATGGCAGTTCTCTTATTGATAAATATTGGTTCCATTTGTATAGGGGTTGATCCATACGTAGTTAATTTGCGGACAATTTGCGGAAGATACAGCAACCCACCCAATGCAATGGCCTCAAGAACATATAATGTGAACATATTAGGGGTTGTTCCCATAATCTCAAGTGCAACAGAATCAATCATGTCTACAACCATGCACGGAATGAACATTATGATATAAGCAATAATGCCTACAACGCCCTTCAGTGAACGCATGTAATTCCCAAATAAAGCTCCAAACAAATATACGCCCACCACAATGGCAAATGCGGTCGTTATAAATGTAATTAACTTAATCCAAGTATGTCGCTCATAGTCAACTTTTGTGCCATTATACAAGTATAAGAATACCCAAGCGACTAAAAGAATACCCGCTAAAATTAGATCACTTGTTTCAAGCAAGGGCATGTTCTTTCTAAATAACATGTATTGTGCTGTGTAAACCGCAAAGAGTCCTAACGCAATAGTTATAATGGTGGTTCCGTACATTTCTACAAAGTTAATATTACCCACACTCATTAAAAGAATCACTACAATTGTAATGACAGCAATAAATTTGATTAAATATGATACGCCATGTTCTCTCGAAAATAATACTTTTGATAATTGTCGTAATAACGGTTCCATATAGTATTAAGTATACTATATGGTAAGATTTTGCCGATTACATATTTTCCATGGCAGTTTTTTTACCATGACATTCCCTGCATAGCGCTACCAGATTATCTACGTGATTGGATCCGCCTTGATCCAAACGAACCTTATGATCAACTTCAAACCATGCATTCAATGGTTTGGTGCAATCGCCGCAAGCCCACCCTTGATTCGATGCGACATACTTCTTCTTAGTTTCGCTAACTGATCTTTTTGTGCCCGTTTTACCTGATTTCATAATCCGTTCGGTTTGAATAACTTCATTCCGGGCATCATCTCCTCCCTGCATCTGTGCTACACCAAAATCCAAAAATGGCGACACTGATTTTTTTGCAACTGGCATTGTCTTTAAGCACTCGTTTGTTGTCTTCACAAGCTCACGGGCCCTCGACGGATCACGCTTTATCACCCAATATAACATATATGCACCCAGTACTACCCCTGCCATCTGATAGTACTTCTTTGCAGCAATTACCATTTTGTAGTACTTACCATCAGTATAAATATTCCCAACAATGACTGACGTTATGATAATAAATATGAATTCAATGCTCATTTAAACTATACTTACATTTTTTACAATGCTATGTAAATTGCAACGAGTATTATCAAAACCATTATCATATATATTGAATGCGAATTTTCTATGACATATGGCTTAGGCTCATAATGTTCCATATATAGTTCCTTTGCATACTCTCTTGATATACCTCCTTTACCAAGCGCCTTGTTTACTTCATTGTGAATAAAATGTACCCAATGACGAAAATCGGACCCTTTATCTAAATATGGTGTTACCGGATATTTATCGAGCAATTTCATGAATAATGCCTTTGCCTCTGGATGAGGTAAAAACACCGGCATATTCATAATAAGGTCATAATGCTTTCTCTTCATAGAGCGATTTGGTTGACATGGATAATTCTTGGCCACCGTATGTAAGAAAAACCAATAATGCGGACCCCATACTTTTTGATCAAGTGTCATATATGTTATTCGTGTATAATTGTGGAACCTTCACGAACGACATAAAGAAAGGCAACCAATAAATATAGTTATGAATGACAACTATTGTAATAATTGCGGAAAACAAGGACACCTATACCATCAATGTAAATTACCTATTACAAGTAGTGGTGTAATTGCCTTTAGAAATACGGATCGTGGTATCGAATATCTGATGATTTGTCGTAAAGATACTCTTGGTTATATAGATTTTTTAAGAGGGAAATATAGTTTGTATGACCCTATTTACATCACAAATATGGTAGACCAAATGACAGTTTACGAGAAACAACGCATCATCGGCAATGATTTTGATACATTATGGCATGAATTATGGGGTGAAAGTGATATTATTAAATACAAAAATGAAGAAAATGCATCACGCGATAAATTTAATCGATTAAAAGAAGGATATACGTTATTGGGACGCACTGTAACAATGGATAATATTATTCAAAGTTCAACAAGCTGTTGGAGCGAACCAGAGTGGGGATTTCCCAAAGGGCGACGCAATTACCAAGAAAAAGACTATAATTGTGCTGTCCGTGAATTTGAGGAGGAGACGGGATATTCTTCGCAAAAACTCGAGAATATAAATAACATTGGGTCGTTCGAAGAAATTTTTACGGGTTCTAACTATAAATCCTATAAGCACAAGTATTATCTTGCACACATGCGGTACCAAGACACGCTTCAACCAGGACGGTTTCATGATAATGAGGTAAGTCAAATTAGATGGTTGACTATTGATGAGTGTTGCAGCAAAATTAGAAACTACAACATAGAAAAAATACTTGTAATCAACAACATAAATCGTATTCTCTCAACGTATATGCTGTATAAAATTTAATATCAACGTCCGTTTAGGCATAAAAGAATATCATGGTATTGTATACTCAATGAAACCATGTCCGTCCGGTAAAGAACTTAACCCAAAGACAAATCGTTGTGTAAAGGTATGTGATGTCGGGTTTGTTCGTGATGATAATTTTAAATGTGTCAAAGATAGTAAGACTGAACCTGCGTCTCTATTTGACACAATTAAAGACGCACCTGGAAAAATAATAGGGCTTTTTACGCCAGAGCCAAAACAAGACATAACCATTGATGAACGGGTAATATATAATCATGAAGGGATGCTTACTTATGCAGATTATGAGGGGTATAAAAATAGTTATTTACGCGACATCTATTCGGTATTAACTAATAAACCCACTGGTAGAAAATTCATTTATGGTCTCAGTAATAGAAAATTGTTAATAGAGGCGATCCTTAAAAAACAAAACGAAATTCGGACGATTGATATACCAACCGAACCAACTGAAACGCCTATAGTTGAATCTGTACCAGGAATGGTAGAAGATACAGTGATTTCTAATGTAGAACGAGCGATTGATTTGCCTCTACAGAATATCGATGAAAACTATGTCAATAACATGGACAAGAGAATCCCTTCATTTATTATAGATAAGGAGGGAGATGATGCAAATTTCGAAGATAACCTTGGACCAGTACCACAAGATGTTGAATCGTCTGAGTATAATCAATATATGAACAAAAAAGAGCGATATGAAAGACAGACTAACGCCGCGTTTGAACCACTTTATCCTACATTGGACGACCCTAATTTCAGCGTTAAAATTGCGCAAAAACATGAGTTTGCCGAGACATTGAATCGCGATAAAGCGGGGAATATAGAAGAAGAAATAAAGAAGTATGAAAATGCTGAATTCGAATTGTCACCCAACCAGCTATTTGTAAAAAACTTTATGTCCGCAGAAACACCTTATAATGGCCTGCTTTTGTATCATGGTGTAGGAACCGGCAAAACATGTAGTGCAATCGGTGTCGCCGAGGATGTAAGGCTTTACAACAAACAAAATAATATTCGTCAGAGAATTATTATTGTTGCGTCGCCCAATGTTCAAAAAAGCTTTATGAGCCAACTGTTTAATGAGGCACGGTTAGAAAAAACAAATGGCTACTGGAATATTAGTGCATGTGTTAGTAAGCAACTGATACATGAAGTTAATCCGACACACACCAAAGATGTAGCAAGAGAAGTAATTGTCCGGCAAATCCAGAATCTTATCAAGAGCAGTTACCTATTTATGGGCTATGTGGAGTTTTCCCGATTTATGCAGAAGTCCATGACGATCACTGACGAGGTAGCAAACCAGTCGGAACGTAAACAACGAGAAATACAATCAATTCGCAAAACATTTGATAACCGTCTTGTTATTGTTGATGAGGCGCATAATATTCGTACAACCTCTGACAACAAGAAAAAGCAAATCGGCACATTGTTTTTACGTGTTGCAAGATACAGCAAAAATATGAAAATATTGTTGTTATCAGCAACACCAATGTATAATTCACAATCTGAAATTATATGGATTACAAACCTACTTAATGCAAACGATGGACGGAGCGTCATCAAAGAAGGGGATGTGTTCTCTAATGAGTCGTTTAAGGAACCCGATGATACCGAAAACGAATCAGGTGAAGAACTTATTCGTCGCAAACTTACTGGTTATGTATCATTCGTTCGTGGGGAGAACCCATATTCATTTCCATTCAGGGTATATCCCGACACATTCTCACCAGACAAGCTTATCAGTAACTATCCATCGCAACAATTTAATGGCATTGAAATTACAACCCCTCTTGAATATACGCAAGTATATACTCATAAGATGACCGGACACCAACGAAAAACGTATAATGATATTATCCAGGAAATCAAGGGGTCGGAGAAAGTGAACATGGAGAACATGCAAACATTTGGTTATACTCTGCTACTGAAACCAATTGAGGCGAATGTAATTACATATCCAACAAAAAAGCGTGTTGGTCGTGAGGGGTTTGCCGAGGTAATGAACTTCAAACAAGAAACTGTAAAACGCGAGGATTCCACCATCATGATGAAGCATCAATACTCATATAAACCGGAAATCCTCAAAGAGTATGGACGTATATTCGCTCACGACAAGATTGGTAATTACAGTGCCAAGATTGCCGAAATCTGCAAAATTGTAAAAAAGAGCACCGGTATCATTCTTATTTATAGTCAATTTATTGATAGCGGTATCGTACCCATGGCAATTGCTTTGGAAGAAATGGGTTTTGGTAGATATAGCAGTACATCCGGCGTAAAGCCTCTACTCAAGGTATCTGAAACTGCGGGAATTGATTCGATTGAAATGGTAGAAAAGGAATTAATGTTGAAACCGGACAACTACCGACAAGCAAAATATTGTGTTATTACCGGCGACCCTTACTTATCACATAATAATGCCGCTGATTTGGAGAGAATTGTCAGAAGTGATAATACCTACGGCGAACACGTCAAAGTAATACTCATATCGAAGGCGGCAGCGGAAGGTCTTGACTTTAAAAATATACGCCAAGTCCATGTAATCGACCCATGGTATAATATGAATCGCATTGAACAAATCATTGGTCGTGCTGTCCGTTTTAGAAGTCATATATCTCTTCCGGTAAATCAGCGAAATGTAGAAATATACTTACATGGTTGTCATGATGAGAAAAAGGAGACGGTCGATATGTATATGTATCGTCTTGCAGAGACAAAGGCCAAACAAATAGGCAATATCACACGTGTACTCAAAGAGGTGAGTGTTGACTGTCACCTTAACATTGGTCAATCAGAACTTACCGCTGAACGTTTGGCTGCCATCTCAGGAACTGAGATGCAGATTGAACTGTCTACCGGAGACGTTGTTCCATTTAAACCTGGCGACATGCCATTTACGCAGCTATGTGATTATAAAGACAACTGCAGCTATACATGCAATGGTGCGAATACATATGACCCGTCAATTCGGGATAGCAATACATATGGCGCCCATTTTGCTCGTATGCATTATGATGCGATTGCTCGACGGGTGCACAGTGCGTTTAAAGAAGCACATGTTTATACACAAACAGACCTCATTCAACACATAAATTTACAGAACCAATATCCAAGAGAGCAGATATTCTTCGTTCTTTCTCAAATGATTGATAACGGCGGGGAAATTATTATTGATAAAACCGGAAGACGCGGCACCTTAGTTAACCGTGAAAAATATTATGCATTCCAGCCCATTGAAATAAATGACGAACGAATAAGTGTGTTGGAACGATCTGCGCCCATTGAATACAAGCGAGACAAGATCATGTTTAAAAATGATATTACAGAGTCGATTGACGACGATACAAATATTGACGAAGTGGCACGCTACCGTGAAATTGTCGACCGTATAAATTCTATCATGGGTCATCTACAAGAAACTATGCCGGACATTGCAATTACTTCAAAGTCGGATTGGTATGAGTATGCATCTACCGAGCAAACCCAAAAATTAATTTTCGATAAACATAATATTCCGCGAAAATTCTATGAGAATGCCGTGATGCGTCATTATATAGACGAGCTTAATGCTGATGATAAAATCCTTATGCTAACACAGATACATAACAAATCAAAAAATAATGGCACATACACATTATTCGATACCGCGTTTGCAAAATATATGGATGAACATACAGTAATACATGATGATAGAAAGGCAGTTGTGATTATAGATTGCAAACGTTATCGTTTAATAATGATAGGTGATGATATTGTTCCGGCAACTCCAGTTGATTATGAAGATTTTAAGTTGCCTGTCGCAAACCATTTCTTAGTGCAAATTCGTGATCTCTTTCCAGAGATAGGCTTTATTGTAACTGCGCCAAGATTTGCATTCAAAATCAAGAGCATGGGCGATAAGTACAATAATCGAGGAGCAAGATGTTTTCAGGCTACCAAAGCGGATATTATCGCACGTTTACGCTGCATCATGAACGGGGAATACTGCAAAACCCCTTTTCAGGACGAGAATTCTATGGGGGATTATCATGACGAAGATACCAAAGATATTAGTAAACAGGGGCTTTGTGTAGTAACCGAAGTGCTATTTAGATATATGGATTCTATACGTTATCGCAATAAACGTTATTTTATGGACCCCGAACAAGCTTTGGTAAACCAAGCGGAAAAGATATAATAATGTGTGCGTATAATATATCAGTATGACTACGCATAAAAATAATAAACAAATAAAAAACAAACGCAAGACAGTAGCAAAACGCAGGAGGACGACAAAGCGCAAAACGATTACAAAACATAAGTCTGCAAATAAACATAAAACCAACAATAAAAGAAAGACCCGTAAACAAAGAGGAGGGGCGGGGGTAAAAGAGATTTTGGACGCAAACGCATCAGATTTTTTGCAACACAAACCGCCGTCAATAAAAAGAGATTGGGAAAATGATAATCATTTAGTGCAATTCCCTATAAACGATGACTATATAACCGACTGGACGCCGTTGGCTGGAGATGTTAAAGATGAATATGCAGATTGTGCTCAAAATTCTATGACGTTCCTTCGTATTATACCAAGTACTATTGGAAAAAAGATTTCCAAACATGTCAACACAAATAGGTGTGGTACGACACCAGCGGAAACCATTTCCATATATGAAAAGGCTTATCCAAATGATAGGTTTGGTACAGTCTCGGTAGATGTATCTATCGTGGAACGCGCTTTAAAGGTTAAGCATGCAACCTTTCTAATGATATGGTTTCCCTTAAAACAGAAAGGTCATGCCGTTATTATGGCAAAGGACCTTACGGGCAAAACGATGATTATTGATGGGCAGAAATTGTTGGTTGAGCCGTATCGTGAATACTTAAATAAATACAATTTCATCTCTGAGGTAGATGTAGTTATAGTTACTACCCGTACTACCAGTAGTGAACTTAAACGTGATATAACCGAGGCACTATCAAACTCAAATTCGCCATCTAATGGAAAAAGCAACAGTATTGAACCAACCAAAAAACGAGCGCGTATTAGTAATAGTGCGATAATCGGTGTAGATTCTCCTGTACCAATGGAGGTAGATTCTCCTGTACCAATGGAGGTAGATTCTCCTGTACCAATGGAGGTAGATTCTGCATAATAAACGTGTTACTGTTGGTGTGCATTTTATACATAAGCCAATAATCTTACACGAACAATGCTCATGTGAATATGTATAATTCATATGAATAATATGAAGCAATAGTGTATATGAAAATCATCCTATACGACCGGCGGGGGCAACCGGAATTGGTATACGTCTTTACTGGACGTGAATCAGAAGTCCCTCAGGAAGAACTGTTTAGGAAGGAACAACTTGACGAATTTAAAGAATATAATACAAAAATTATCCAATGCCCTCATGAAATATATGGTGATGACAGTATTCATGCTGTGAAAACAAAGATAGTTAAAGAACTTTCAAAAACACAAGCTATCAACCTGAACGAATGCTTCTTATTTTATGCAGATGGAGTATCCACAACGCCAATTGATTTTTACAATCAAACCACCAATTTTAAAAAGGAAGTACTCCATGGGTATAAATTTGGTCAGGCACTTTTTAATGGGGGGTTTATGGAAGAACATACCCGCAATATACCCTACAAGCAGCAATATACCTTTGATGATATTGTTGCGTTGGACATACAACGATTGCACCTATTCAAACCCCTCGGGATCGAATTTACTGATTATTATGATTTTAGATACTCAGGAAACCCATTTCAGGTGTTACAAACACAACCCAATGCATTTGAAAACAGCGATCGTAATGCTCTAATCACGTTAGACAACAAATTATTGTTCAATTATACAACCGATGATACATTACATATGGTAACTGCAGATACATTATTAGAATACTGTGAGGATAACGGTCTCAATGAGGAATATTTTATGCGTATTTATTTCCCATCGCTTGCAATTCAAGGGATTACATCAAGGTCGTTATTACAAAGTCATAATCGGATCAATGAAGAGCATAACAACAAGTATCATGAAAACATTGAGCTGTTACACAAAATTCAGAGGAACGTAGTATCCGACATGGTATATGAAAAAATTGGCATTAAACACATCAAATTTGCGATGTACGGTAACCGGAATGTATCCCTTCCACTGGAGACATTATTTAAAGATGTTCATTGCGATCAAAGTATACCCGTGATAAAACTGAATCCAGGAAAATCGAAAGAAAACATTTACCGATTATTTACAAAAGACACTACTCGCCAGGGTACACGTATACCGTTTTTACCGAAAGCTTCCGTTATAGCAAATAGTAAACGCATAGACAAGCCACATACTATTACGTTTTTTATCCACGGGGACGATACCTTTTATGTATCAATTGATGAATCTGCCGATATATACGCCGAGTTTATTCCATCGCACCCAATGCCAGTTGATACAATAAACCAAACCATACGAACCATGTATGCAAATATTGAGACCCAATTAAATCGTTTGTTAATGCAGACCGGATTTTCTATTCCAAAGTTTCTTGCACTTGACCAAAAAAATATTGAGGTGTTCAATATCGAATACGGCCTTTCGGTACGTGCAGAGAAAGGCGTGGATCCGAAAAAATGTGCTGCTGTATTTGGTGGTATATTCGACATCCAAAATAGGGATCGTAATTCAATGGTATTGAACTATAAAAGGGTCGACAATTACAAGTCTATGGACTCCGTAAATCGAACCATTCACGATGGGTTTCGGGATGGTGTTTCCGACCGCGATATTATAGATCGTCTCATGCAAAACCATCAATTTACAGAGGAGGACAGCAAACAAAAGATATCTCAATTTCTTGACGGGTTTAATCGAATCCGAAACCGGTTTACGAATAAGGGACTCAATATTGTTGAAAATCCTGGGTTCCCTGCGCGAATTGAACATATTCCGTTTGAAAACCAGATCATATTCACTATAAATAATATTATTTCAATTCATTACATCCGTTATATACAGACATATATTGATAGTATTCTTAGAATTACAGTGTTTCCCGATACAATTGACATAGATTTATCAAAATGCAATGAAAAAAGAGCAATTGAAGCCGACGTAGCAGAAATGGTGATTCGTCCAATTGAAAAACCTGCGGCTGCAGTGCCTGATGAATTTGCGCCTGAATCAGATGAAGAGCAAGATGCAGACGATTTTATGTTTTTCAGTGATGATGACGATGATGATTTCGATGGGGGCGCTGTATCTGGGGGCGCTGTATCTGACGACCAAGATAGTACCCCGATTGATGGATCACACATTGATGGCCTCTCACTCATCCGCCCCAACCTCTTTGGAGAACGCTTAAAGAAGTATGATCCCAAACTCTTTTTAACGCGAAGGCAAGGAAAGTTTAAAACATATTCTCGTCTTTGCCAATTCAGTGAGGCCCGACAGCCGGTGATTCTCACACAGGAAGAAAAAGCAAACATTGACAAAAACCATCCTGGTTCATACACACATTCTATTGAGTATGGCTCAGGGGATAAAAAATATCATTATATTTGCCCACGATATTGGTGTCTTCTTACAAACAGTAGTATGACCAAAGAAGAGGTTGAATCAGGAAAATGTGGTAAAGTGATCCCCCCAGATGCAGAATCGGTACCAAAGGGACATTATGTATATGAGTTTATACACAAGAAACATGTAGACGCACAGGGCAACTATATCCATTTTTCTCCCGGGTTTATTGATGGGAAAACCCACCCTGATGGACTTCCTATACCTTGTTGTTTTAAGAGTTGGGACCCGGATGCACAAGAATTGGCACGTAAACAGATCACGGATGGTACACAAGACATCAAAAGTAAACCGGCTGCATCTGCGCTACAATATATTATTGGGTTTGACAGTTTCCCCATTGAAGATAAACGATATGGGTTTTTACCTCCCGCAGTAGAAAATCTACTTCATGCAAAGTACACGAATGTAGTGCAGCCAAACAACCCATCGGCCCTTAAGCAAAATGTAAAGGCGATATTGCGTATTGGTACAGAACAACATAGTCAACGATCAATTATTGGCTGCCTTGCGGATATTCATGCATACATCATGAAAACGCCGGGGAAAATGTCAATTATAGAATTCTCAAAATTTATACGCGATCGCATCGATCTGGACACATTTATTAGTCTCAACAATGGGAGTCTTGCATTACAGTATAATAATAAGGATTGGAAAGGAGACATGTCCCAATACGAAGATACCCAATTTGTAAAAGTAAACGGTTCCAATAAAGGGACGCGTGACATTATTGGAGGATACGAACTCTTTAAACGTCATCTTGTCGATCCGGCATCTACTATAGACCATGTGATCATGTGGGATATTATTGCAAGTACAGATAAACTTTTTGGGATGGAGATAAACCCGGTAATATTAGAACTGTCGAATGATGATATTACCAATAATGTAGGGGTCATTTGTCCTACCACTTCTTATTCGTCTGGTTCATTTAATCCGAATAAGCCGTCCATGTTATTGCTCAAACAAGACCAGTATTACGAACTAATTGGCGTGATTGTTACAGATGAAGTTAATAAAAGAAAACGATATCACAACATGAAGTTATTCTATATGGATGAGACCATTCTTCCAGAATTACGCGACATATTGAACGTTATAACAAAAACGGCTTCTTCAATGTGCAAACCATTACCAAGCAAACCTGATGTATATACATTTCAACCAAACATTGACGCATATAACGTTGTTCATAAACTGCGACTCTCTGGATACATACCAGATTCTCAGGTAATCAATCATTATGGGCGAGTTATTGCAATTATTGCGCGCCGTGACGAGGATGAAACAAAGGGAATATACATACCCACTCGTCTGTCATCAACTGTTGAATTACCCATGGTAACAATCGACAATGACCTATGGCACGATTACGAGTATACCGTGAAAAAACTACGAGAAGTACACAATGATACAGGCCTGTTATGCGATCCTATTGTAAAAATTGCTGAAGATAATCTTGTTGTGGGCGTACTTACACAGACAAACCAATTTATTCAGGTTACGCCAATTGAAATCACTGACGATGATCTTCCTGTCATTGTATCAGCAAACCATTTGTTTGTTGATCAGGCATTTGAAACAGATAATCACGACCCCGAACGAATAAAAATCAAGAATGCGATTTCACTTGAGACCCGTTTTTATAATGCATATCGCAATATTGTCCGTATGTTTTTGCGTCATGCTGAAAATAGAGAGCATTTGGATACCATTCAAAAATACGTTTCTGACGATAGATACTTGTACAAGCACAAAATTATAAAAGTATCCGGTATTATATCAAATATCGTGGATAATCATGTTCAATTCGCAGAATACAACGCCAATGCGATTAACGATATTGATGAAATATACTCATGTTTTGAGAACCCAGAGAGCAAAGGGTATTGTGTGTTCCAAAACAATATCCACAAGCTCATGATTCCAGAAAAGCACCTGTTAAGTGGAAACAACAATAAGGAGACTTATGCTCTTCGTATTGCCGATGAGCTCGTTCGCAATCAGGATTTTTCACAATTTATATTAAACGACGATGACGTTATTCGACTGCCGGAAAATAAATACCGGATCGAGGACAATGAATTCATACTGTTACAGTCAAATATACAAAGCCAATATATGGAAAATCTCGAACCTTTCTCAAATACAAACTATATTACATTGAACACGCATGACAGAGCACAACCCGAGTTAACACAATACTATAGTAATACTGTTACAAAGTTGGATATTGAAAACGACGACGAGGACATATGCGTTGAAAAAATACATCCGCGTGTGCGCAATAAATGGCGTCCTTTATTCCCAGAAAATACAAAAGAAATTGAGTTTCAAAACAGTACTCCGTGCAGTTATTCCGCGGCACAATATATCATTCAAAAAGGTACGAACATTAACATGTCTATCAATGACATCAAAAAGTTACTTGTGAAACAATACGCCGATGTAATGAAAGAAAAAATGAAAACATTGATACAAGTATGGGAAAAGCAAGGAAAAAGTTTGCAAGCACAGGCATTGAATGACGGGTCAACAATAGAACAAGTTATTGAATCGGATAACTATTTTTTTAGTGATATTGATGCCGTTATGTTATTCAGTAATCTTAAAATTGGAGTGGTACTATACGCAAATACAAAATTAAAAACCCTGCCCGTAAAATCACGACATGTTCTTATTGGTAACAGGCCAATGAAAGAAAAACACTATTTTATGTACACTGAAAATAAAAATGAGATGTCTGCATATACACTTTTACGAAACCCTTTGTTACCCACAGATATCGACGAAAATGAAGTGCGTATTTCACCCGAATCTCTATAATCGAGACATTTCTATAAATATATCGATTACACCTTCATACACCCCATTTGATTCTCCCTCTTTGAGAAATACGATTCAAGGTCATTTGATATTTGCATGTTCATCTCAGTTAATGAATTTCTGCATTTTAATATTTCCGTTTCTGTTTTTGCCAATTGCACCGATACTTGTTGGCGTTTTGGATCAGTTTCATCAAGGGCAACAAGGTCATTAATCAAATCACGTGCATCTTTTATCGCGAACTGTTCCTTTATCATAAAGCCTTTTATTTCGGCAAAGACATTAATGGATGTGAGATATGGAAATGATTTACGAATATGCTCAGGAATTACAAACTGGTTCGTTTCTTTTATGTCACGAATAGTTGTTTCTGTTTCATCAATGATTTTTTCAAGTCTCGCATGTTCCTGAACAACAAATAACATTTTGCCCGAACTAAATTCAAGAAATGTTTGTAATTTGTCAAATCTATATGCAGAACCGCGATGAGATTCTGCTCGTGCATCAAGTTTAAGATAATTTACCACCGCTAATAGGAATGCAGTTATGCCATTAACACCACTTACAATAATATCTCCATATTGATAAGATTGGATTGATAGTGCAAGAATTCCAGAACAAATCGTCAGGAAAATAGAAGGTAACATAAGAACAGTAAGACGCTGTTCGCAATATGTTTTTGCTTCGGTGTATAATATTTTTTGTCCCCGTGAATATAGTGCAAGAACGTCACATATCATAGAATTATTTGTTGCATCGTCAATAAACATATTGTAATAGTGTTCTTCAACGGTTTTAAAATTGTATTTTCTTCCGGGTATTGGAATAAAGGTGTTTTCACGACGTTCATCTTCTGAAGTCTGTACTCCATTTTGAGACTGTGGCGCATTTGTTGGGACTGGTGTGGTATCATTTTCATCCGCTTCTCCCATTAATAATTATACAGTTCCATCGTTTATCTTAATTTACATATCAATTAATCAATGTGATATGTTGGAGGCATCATAAATATACTGTCTGTGTGTGTACATACCCCAATAAATAACATAACGCACATAATCCACATAACCGGAATAATATGGCGGCATTGTATTTGGTCATAATGAAAGTCATCTTCTTCTTCACACTCTATAATGTCAGCTTCAAGATCACATTCTTTATCAAACTCTTGTTGCAAATTCACTTTAATACTGTTCATAACAGGAACATCTTGTTGAAACGATCTTTTTTCTGGTGTACGTGGCGGTCGTTGTATTATATCAAACATATATAATACATGCGAATTGTTCATTTAACTACTTTGAATTGTGTATTTTATCTATTTTCAATATATAATGGAAGGGAAAGACGCAAAAAGAGATTTGAAGCTTACTAATCTGGAGACCGAAGATGTGTTTGAATCAGAGTCAGACTCAGAAGCACCACCAAAAACGCCTCAACGTTTTATAAAGGTAGAAGCAAAATACAAAGTACAAGACGATAGCATATGTGATAATGATGAACGTGCATGTAATCCAAGATCAAGAGACCGCGTATTTCATCGAGATACAAAACCAGTTTATATCGAACCCCTTAATGAAGGTAATACACGCAGTAGCAAATGTCCGTTCTCTGATGATGAGGACGATGGTGTATATATGGGTCGCATTCGTCCCATCGGTCATGATGGACGCCCTGTGAGACGATAAAAATATCTGATTATTGTATAAAAATGTCATCAAACAATGATAAACAAGTAGACATGAATGAATTGTCAAGTATTGTTGCACCTGAACAAATTGAAGTGAAACCAGCCCCAACGCCGGGATTTTTCGAAAGTATAGGAGTTGCTGTATCAAGCATTGTTAAATCAGGTGATTTGACAAAGGCGATGATCCGACCGATCAACATAAATGGTAAGCCTATGCGAAAATAAGTATGTACAACCACCATTTGTCATTATGCATTACACATATAATGACCAATAATATCATCAAACTTCATCCAGTCTATTTCTTGTTCTGTATCTTCAAACTCGTCTTCATCCACTTGTAGCCTGTCCAATAACATCTCCATTGCGTCGCGCGCAATCATATGTGATTCTTCCTCGTCAAATTGAGATTCCGCTTCGTCTACTTCCTGTAAGCGATCCCATTCATCTACCAAGAAATTATTCAGATTTTTGTACCAAGAGAGATTGGGATCAATGGTGACCACGTATTTCGGCCAAAACATCTTGTATATGATATCCTTTGCAACATCGTAACACATCTTGTCTGTAAACCCCATTGTATGATCTTATACATGTTAATATATTTATGTTATTGATTTGTACGATAAAATTGAATGGTTTGTATACAAAAACTTATTGTATACAAACCAAGAATACATACCAACAAACCAAGAATACATACCAACAAACCAAGAATACATACCAACAAACCAAGAATACATACCAACAAACCAAGAATACATACCAACAAACATTATGAATAACACG